TTCGGTTTATCTTTGTCAAGGTACGCGTTTATTTGCGCGAGCTCAGCTTTGTTTTTTGGTAGGCCGTCTTTCTCAGGGTCAGCCTTAAAGTTCGGACTCTTCGCCCGAAGCTTCTCTGCGGTACTTATGCTTTTTTCAAGCTCGGCTTTACGGGCCATGAGTTTTTCTGTTTGGCCGGCCGGTGTAGTAGCATTACGTGACCTTGGGTTTGCTGTTCGATCTTTTAACACGCCTTCTAATGAAGCAATTAGCTTTCCGCTTTTCGTACCGCGGTCTACACTGTCCATGCTCCAAGGGGCTGGTGCAGTTGGGGCTTGGGTGGGCGTAGCAGGTGCTTGGGTATCGGTTTGGGCAGGTGCACTATCATCGACCTGGGCAGGGTTCGCCGTTACAGTTGGTTGGGGTCTGGCTACACCCAGGTCCTTACCAATCATATCGACCACTTCAGGACCGCCGTCTGCGATAGCAATATCCACGCCGCGAGCTAGCGCGGTGCCCCCTTTCTGTAGCGCAGCGGCAGCTACTTGCCGCTCATACTCCGCATTTTGGAGAAAATCAGCTTCTTGGTCGTTGACGGCCTGTAGTGCGAAATCTGTGGCAATCATATCTTGGGCGGTCTGATTGGCCGTCGAATTAAACTTGCTTGTTCTCGACGCAACTTCGCGCTGAAAATAAGTGTTTGCTAGTTTGGCTAGCTGGCCCGGCGCAAAGTTTACGACGGTAGAATCAGGGTTACTTGTGCCGTCCTCTGTAATCACACCAGAAGACCCGTCGGCATTTCGCACTGATACAGCAAAACCTCCTTCGGGCAGCGCTCTTATGCTTTCGGCGACAGAGCCTTCAGGTAAATTACCGAACTGTGTCGCATAACCAAGTACGAGTTGTTCAGCCTGTCCGTCTCCGTCTTCAACACCTTTTCTAATTTTTTCCCAATCCAGGCTCCTTCGATCTTTGGCAATATAGCCCCCCATATCCAAGATGCTATAGTGGTAGTCAGCGTCCTCTACCGTTATCTCCCTATTACGTTTTTGTGTAGCCTGGTCTTGAGTTTCCTGCAGCCTCTTATCCTGATTCTGATTTAAGGTATTAGTAAGATTAAACTGACGCACGCTCTCGTCGTACGACTGGTCGTACTGCCGCTTCTGCTCTTCAAACTTTGCTTTCGCGAGCTTGTTCTGAGTTTGCTGCTGGCCAAAAGCCATTGCGCCTGCCATGCCTTTCTCAATGCCTGCTGCTAGGGACATAATATTCTCTCTTTAAAAGGCAAAAGCCATGATTGCCATCGCACCCAAACTACCAACGGTGCTCATAGTTTGCGCTTTGGACGCGGCTTTCGCTGAGTCGTACGCGTTTTTACGTTGCGTCGCATTAGCCGCCGCTGAGCCCATTTGAGACAGGGACGATCGGTTAACGCCTTGCCCGATATTAATTAGGTCTGCGAGTTTGTTTTGATTAAGTTCGCGCTGCGCAATGCGGGCGTCATTGACCGACTGTATAGACCCAAGCGTGTTACCACGTTCGAGAGCTCGTCTCTGTTCTTGTGCTTGAGCAGGCGTTAGCGCCGCCCCATACCGACTAGCGTTACGGTCTGATACACCCTGCGCTATGCCGGAGGCAATCTGCGCATTCTCGCGTGACGCATCGATCAACGACGTGTCTGTTTGCGACTCGGTTATCATTTGCTCTTCGAAATCGCGATACTGACTAACGTAGTCAAGATATTCTTGTCGCGTTATGTTGGCGTATGTCTTTTCGGGGTCCGAAACATTTGGAAGCCCTCCAATTTGCCCTCCGTTTTGCCCTCCGTTTTGCCTTGCGAGGCCCGCTAGCGCGGCTTCTCCTAACATTGAAAAACTACCTGCTCCCACCAGCATTTTTAACCCCCACCAAAAATATTTGAAAACGCAAGACGGTTATTGAAACCAGAAACTTTTTGGCCAGCGTCATTAACCGGGCTAAAGAACGAGCCTTTCACTTCTTGGGGTGGCCCCATCCCGTTCGCGCCCATTTTTTGCCCAGTTGTCTCTCTGTTTGCCATACCCTGCGCAAGGGCGGCACCTGCTACCTGACCTATAGCGGTCATCTTCGCTTGGGACACCAGCTGCTTATTCTTAGCACGCTCTAGGGCTTCAGAGGTCGCGAGGTTTGCTGCTTGCGCCATACCAGACTGGGCATCAGACGCTTGGCCTCGGGCGGTTCCGAGCACGTTCATTTGTTTTTTGTTGCGAATATCTTCAGCGGATTTGTCCGCTATACCAAGTTGGCCCTGGTAAGCTTGCGCGAGGTCTTCTGACCCTTGGCCAGACATAGCCTGCTGCGCCATCGGAGCGGATGTAAGTGCTTGCATAGTGTCGGCGTTTGCGCGACCTCTAAGCGTCTTATCGTCGTTAGTGCCTAGGGAGTCATCGCGCATCTTCTGTAGCAGCGGATCATACTTCTGTTTGAAGTATGTATACTCTGCCATCGCGACAGACGCTGACGCTTTTTCGCCTTCTGATGCTTGATAGTCCTGTTGCTTAGGTTTGCTACCCATTAGAGTTCTCTCGTGTAGACTACTGTGTCTTTCTTCCAACCTTGCGATATGAGGTATGGCTCAATCGCAGTAATTGGTGTTCGTACTTCTATATTGCTAAAGCCGTTTTCTTTTGCGACTGCGGCGAAAAAATCGTAGTACTGAATCACGCAGTTTTGTCCGCGGACCTTGGCCCACGCTAACCAGACTAAGAATGTCCTGGCACCCGTAAACTCGTCCCGCTCTCCCGTCGTTATCACAAAACCTTCTGGGGCAACCCAGAGGTGGGCTTCTTGGTTCAAACAGGCTGCGTACACGTCTTCTGGTATGAAAGTTAGCTGAGGCTGCTCGGCTAATATTTCTTTAATACCTTGTTTTACCCACGCCCATTCTTCCCGGATATTCGCTCGCGCCGGGTTAGCCGCCGCGGCCATAGTGTCTACGTCTTGTGCGCCATGCACCTGTCGTTCCACCATATCGAACTCTCCTAGCTACTCCGGTATCTGCGCCACGCGCTTTACGCTCCGCTATCATGGTGCCTTCGTTAAATAAAGACCCATACACACTAGCGCCTTGAAGGTCTGTCCATTCTTTGTTTGGGATTCTTAGCAGTCGGAATAGGGCACCATTGATAATGGTGTCTCTATAGTCGTTCATGACTCCGTCATCACACGCAGAGCTTGTGTGCGTCGGCTTGAGTACAGCCCTGACGATGGTGCTTGATACGCCCGTTGCTGTTGGAATCGGGGCTAACCAAACCAATGCTGACCCCTGCTGTATGTAGTATTCAGGTACGCCGTTTCCTTCGCGCCATTTAGGAATTCTTTGCTCTAAAAGGGTAGAAGTTAGGGGTTCGAGGTCTTTGCCTTCATGAGTAATCCATAGGATCTTTTGCACCGCCGTGCCTGACGGGGCTTCTAAGTCATACTCGTAGATATTGCCGACGGTTGTCAGGGGGTCTAGTTCAGCTTGATACACGCTCGCGCGTTCACAGAGCTCAATGACGGCAGACCTGATGTTGTTTTTAATCAACGAGTCAGGGCACCCTGGAACCATCGGTAGGATATCGGGCAGTAGCGCTTCGTACGAAATCGCCATAATTTACGCCATCGCTAGTTGCTGGGGGGCCCTACGTTCCATATTTGGGTTTGTGATCGCGTCGATCTGTCCCTTGCCCGTAATAGATGCTGTAAACAACTGGAAGTGGCTAGACGCGCGCTGCTGATTGCCAGCGTATTCAGCATCTTTCATGTAGGCCATGTACAAAACGTAGTTCAGCACCGCGTTCGCGAAAATGTCAGGGATAGACAAATTATCTACCTGAGCAACAGCCGCAGGGTTAGAGGAGTAGATGATCTCTAAATAAGCCGCCCCATTGACGCCGGGGTATACGTAAAAATTACGTGGGTTGCTCTCGTCATAAATATAGTGCTTTACGACAGCGGTGTGCGCCGCATCGCCAGCTACTGTGGGGTCATGCCAGTCTGGCGTTTGTGCGTCGAGAACTTCTCTGTCCACTAAACGTACAGCGCGCTTGCCCGTGCCGTCGCTCGCGGAAGACATGTTTCTGACGACCTTCAAAAGGCGGTTGCCACCAGTAGGGATCGACTGCTTTGTGCCAGCGATAAGAGTAATCGTATCGTTAACTGCTGCGGCATCGGGTTTTAAAAGGGCGATTTCTCGCTGTGCGTCGTTCACCCATAAGACAAGTTCTGCGACAACAGGCCATCGAACTCCGGTTGTGTCTTGCAGCACTGTCTGTGCTCTGTCAATTACGCTCTGTACTGTGACTGCCATCGTTTTTTACCTATGAGTTGAGGATTGATTCCCAAGCAACTTCTCGAGCATCTGCGTCGACCGTTCTCCCAAGGGCTTTGTTTACAGCAGCCGCTTTAGGGTAACCATCGGCTTTAAAATTCCTTGGGTCACCTTCGTCCATCATCTTTTCAAGACAGGTGACTAGCTCATCATCGACAGACACTGATGAATTTTGTGTGGCTATAGTTTCTTCAATTTCTTCGAAAACAGCGATTTCAGCATCGCGTTCTTCGACGTATTTTTCGTTGTACTCTTTCGCACCCATCTGGATGGCAATAAGGCCAATCTCGGCGGAGATCTCTCTAGGTACGCCTGCTTCAAATAGAACAGCTGTCCCGCCTAGTGTCGTTACTCGTAGCGACTCTTTGCTTACAATCTTCATGATTAGTTCCTATAAAGTAAAAAGCCCCCTCCGAAGAGGGGGCGATTGTCTTACTGTGCAGTATCTAGGGCGATAACACCGAAGTCCTGTATAGAGCCACTGATGTCGCTGTTATACTTAGGCTTACGGAGACCGAAGATCTTGCCTACTGAGATACCAGACTGGTTGCCGTAGTCGAAAGTATCTTCAACCATTTCAGGCAAGCCAATATCAGCCAGGGCCAGGGCCTGAGCACCACAGAACAGAGCACGTCCGCCAACTACGTCAGCGTCAGCACCCCACTTGTAGCCAGCTGCGCCAGCGTTAGCAGAAGTACCAGTAGTAGCACCGGAAGTGTTAAACACGTGGCGGAACTCATGGATCATGACACCGTCAACCATCAACGACGCAGAGCCAGAGAACAAGCTGTTAGAAGTTCCACGAACGCCAGCGTTGCGGACGTTAGCCAGGAAGTCAGAATCTAACTTCAGGGCTGCCATCTGCTGAGGAGTAACGAACATGTGGAAAGTCTCTTGGTTACCAGCACCACGAATACCACGAATGTAGTTGTCTTTAGCATAAGCCTTCAACTCTACGATAGTGCGGTAGCCGATCTTGTCAGCGCCTGCAACAGCAGTAGTGTCGCCAGCGACTAGGCCGCTAGTAGCGTCCCAACGACGGTGACGGTCGCTAGTTGGAGCTGACACATCAGAAGCAAACTCAAGGTCAACCAGCTCGTGTCCAGCAGAAGCTGAAGTAGCGCGGAGGCCGCCGTTGTTTTTCTGAGTGTAGGCAACACCTGACAAAGTCAAGAAAGCCAACTGGTCGCAGCGGTCAGCCATTGCATAAGCAAGTGCGTCGCGAGACTGCTCACGGAAGTTAACTACAGTCTTCTGGTCAGCCATACGGCCAGCGATGCGGTTAGCAAAACGTAGCTGGTCTAGACCAATGCTGATATCGAACGCGCGGAGGGCTTCTTCGTTTCCTTCCAGCGTGTTGTCACCAGTGATACCGTCGCCGGTCATGTCAGCAAGCAAAGTGATGTTTGCTTTGGTGCCTTTTTGGTTCTTAGTAAGTTCAGTTACGCGCTGAACCATAGCGTTTGAACCCGTGCCAGCGAACTGGTTGATGAAAGATTGATTGCGAGCTACTCTCCAGAAGTCGCGGCTCCAAGCTTGGAGTTGGTCACCAGTCAAGGTGCCGAAATTTGTTAAAGCCATGATGGCCTCCTAATAAATTGACAGAATAATTTTATGCGGCACATGCCGCCTTATCAGCCGACTTAAAGGAGCGGCTAATCCGTATTCCCGTATCGTGGGACAACGAACTAGCGCTGATTAGCGAGGTGCGACCTCGACAGGTTTAACGCCTTTGTAGGCGGGGGGTTACGTTTTTTACGGCTACGGGCCGACCCCATATCGCAGGGATGGACGTATTAGCATATTAGTACAGCTAATATAACAAAGCAACCGCTATTCGTATATTGTTACTTTTTGTGGGTCTACATATTCAGGAACGCAGTACGCGTGCACAGGGGTCTCGTATTTTCTGAGTGTCCCCTGAACTGTTAGCTCCTCTGCATACCACCGGCATCGCGATAGCCCTTGCCAGTAACTCTTTGCGTTCTGCTGTATTTCACCGTTCACTACAATTATTAACGCAAAGACTAGTTGTTTCACCACTTGGCCTTGTCAGCCCAATAAGCAGCTGACATTTTGCCTTTCGAGATGTTCTTCGCGTGCCGTGCTTTGAAGCTCGCGCGTTTGGCCTTCATCCTTTCAGACTCACCCGCCTTGGGTTTGCCTGCGGTCGACGCACCTTGCTCGCCGAAACGGATGGTTTTGATCTTATCCCCCTCTTTAGCCACCACAATGTGCGACTTTTTTGGGTGAGAAGGCGTCCGCTTGGGTTTATTAAAGCCCGAGACTCCTGCTCGGGCTATTCTTGGGTCTTTTTTAGTGGGCATTACTCACCTCGTTAGATAATATCGCCTCTGATACGCCGTAACGTAGCTTCAGGCAGCGCGGCGAACTCTTCTTCAGTCATGGACGATAGGTCAAACCCTTTATCACCATGATTAGAAGAGCTTTCACCAGGAAGTTCTGGCGGTTGAGCCTCTGCGGCGCGAAGTTTTTTGCTAACCTGGGCGCGTTTTCTAGCAAGTTCATCAGTTTTCTGCGCTTTACCAGCTAGACTTGGCACACTTTCTTGCGCTTGGTCGAGGTCGTGGTCTTTGACGACGTATTTCACAGCTTTCGATAGGGCATCTACAGCGTCATAACCCTTCAAAATGAATGCATCCCGCAAATCTACGACTTCGTTAGTAATTTCTTGGTCGAAAACGTCTGAGTTGCTGTCAAACACAGGGTATGCTTCTTCCATTGCCGCCGCTGCGTTCTGCAAAGCCGTCATCTGCCGGTCTTTGCTAACGGTTTGGTTCATTTCTTGTCGCATTTCGAACTCAAGCTGGGCTCGCTCTGCTTTTCTAATCTCTCTGCGGAGCGCAACAGCTTTTTCTGTTTCACCATCAAGCACCATGTTTTGGTACTCAACTTCTTTCGAATCAAAATCGTAGGCGTCGGGCGCTTCCGCGGACTTTTCATTCTGTGCTGTCATCTCATCTAGTTGTTTCTGCAGTGCTTTTTGTTTTGCAAGCACCTCATCTAGGCGGGCTTTAGGCACCATTTGTTTTTTAGACGACTTACTTTCAGCCACAACTTCTTCTTCGGCTTCGTCTTCGACTTCTTCTTCAACTTCTTCTTCAACTTCTTCTTCAACTTCCTCCTCGACAACTTCTTCCTCGGCAACTTCCGCCGTAACGGGGTCGTCTGTTAACCCAAAATTAAGGTCAAGCCCCGCTGGGTCTTCGTCCGGGCGGTCTGCACCGGGCATTACGTCGTACTGCATTGTCGTGTCTTCTGTAGTGTCTTCATTCTTGCTCATATCAAAGTCCTATTGTGGTTTGGGGTTATTTCGAGAGGTTTGCATAACAGTTGTGGCTATTTTCGTAGCCGCACTTGTCTCTGCTTGACCTTGCCGAATTTGGTTGGTCGCAGACGACAGCTCCCTGCGAAGCTGTAGCTGCTCTTGGTTCATCTGCAATTTCGCTTGAAGTTCAGCCATTCGTGCCTGTGGGTCTATCTCTGCGGTGTCTTGAACCTTCGCGATATTCAATGCGGCTTCTGACTGCAGCTTCTTAACTTCCGCTTCCATTTTGGCGAGCTCCAGCTGTATCTGAGCCATCTGTATCTCTTGCTGCTGCGCCATAGCTTGCTGCTGCTCTGGTGTTGGCGGCTCTTGGCCTGTCATCTGGCGGATGCGGGTAGCAAGCTCACCCTTACGCGCTAGGTGGCTGTATTCGATAATCGCATCGTCTGGGATCATGACGCCTACCTGCCGTAGACTTAGGGCCTCAGCGAACTGCGTCTCATCGAAGCTGTCTCGTGCAGGTGCAGTTGCCACGATCACGTCATATTCACCCACCATCAGGTTGTTAATGACCGTGCCCTCTGGTGTCATCGCGTTGATGACCATCTCCTCACGCGGCTTGAGCGGGTCGTCTTCGTTTGTAACCTGGATAACGCGCTCTTCTGTGTAGAAAGTCTGTATGAGGTTCAGGATCTTCTCTGCGAGGTACTGACGGGTCTTGCGCAGGTTGTCTAGTGGCACCTGGATCATGATCGCGCCACGGTTCTGCTTCGCTTGAATCGCGATACCTGACACTTCTGCGCTGTCCGTGCCCAGCATCGAATCATTTACGCCAGAGATAGTCTTAATGTTCGCCGCAGCTTTCTGGGCTATACGGTCAAGGCCAGTAGGGATCTGGTTCGGCTGAATCTTCTGAGGCGGGGTAGTGCCTCGCTGATATTCCAACACGAGCCCTGTTTCCGCTCCGTGCTCCTCGAGGTCATCAGCGGTCATACCGACCAGCGATCCGCTCTCAACCATCCAGCCACTATTAGCTGTGGTATTAACAATGTGGAGCTCTTGAGACGCTATTTTGTTTAGCTGCTCTTGCGGGGATAACAGATTTCTGACAACGCCGAACGGCCTGCCTCTGCGGAAATAACAGAAGAAGGGGATGATCGTAAAGTCGTTGTACGGGGACCAGTCATCGTGCAGGACAACCTTGTCGCACGTTACTGTCCAGCGTACTTTTCGGATCACTTTACTCATTAGAGACAGCTGATGCTGCTTGGCGAACTTCTTTACCTTCGCTTCTGACCACGCATCTGGGGCTTGTCGCTGATCCCCGGTGTTCGGGTCGACAAAAAACGTAACGCGCGTCAGCTTCTTATGCTGGCGCTCTACGACGCGCAACGCCTTTACGTTACGGTACTCCTCGTCTCCAGGAACCCCCGCACCAAAGTAGTCGTCATTTGTCTGGGTGTCACCGAACCGCGTCTCCTGATATTCAACGGAGTCTGGCCCGAAGCTCATACCGTTCTCAGCGACAAACAGTAGGCGCTCCGCCTTTTTCTTACCGTAGAGCTCAGAGATCTCATCCAGCGTCATCCACTTAGTCTCGAACACTTCGTTCCAGGTCTTGGGGTCTGCGTCCTTCGCATCAGGATCAATGAGGATGTCGAGCGGGTCTTTAGCCGTGATCCGTATCTCGCCCTCAACGTGGTCGCTGAAGTCCATACGGACATCAAAATACCCACGCCCGTCCATTATCAAACCGTCTGCGAACACCTGCTGCTCGACCCAGTCCAACTTGTTGTTGTCTGCGATCTGCATGTACAGCTTAGTTAATGTATGCGCGACTGCGCTGTCCCCGTTGCGCCGGGGCTTAAACTGAATATCCGCCCGGCGTGTGGACTGCTCACCTAGAATTGTGTTGACGGTTGGGAGGATCGTATTAATGGTCAACGCAGGGCGGCCTTCAGCCTCTAGGGCTGCGGCGTCCTCGTCATCCCACTGATCTCCACGGTAGTACTCATCGCACTTTTTAGCCATCCAGATATAATCCAGGTGGCCGTTGTCTCGCGCGCGCTCGTACCGCGCCCATTGAGTTCGGGAAATCTCTTCTTCCTTGTCGGGGCTGATGTTCTTAGTCGTTATCATTGTTATGCGCTCATGGCTGATTTAGTGCGTTCGCCTTTTAATAGGCCCGGTAGTCGGTCTCTCCAGCTAGGTACATGCTCGACGCGTTCGATAAAGGTACTGAACTCCGTCATCATGAGACCTATCCAAGCCAAAGCGTCTACCTGGTCATCGTGTACCCCGTTCGGAAAGCGCAACAGCTCTGCTACCAGTGGGCCAGTAAATTCTTCGTCCTTTGGCATGAAGACCATGCCCTGTTGCATCCTGCCTTGGATTGCTCTGGCCCGCGCCTCCTTGTCCCTGCGGCCAGTCTTTAAGTCTTTAAAATACGCTTCGTACAACCCGCGCTCGCGTACACGCTTCTCGAGGAACGGCCCAAGGGCCATCTCAATGTGCCCTTTCTCAATACCTATGATCGACGGCTTCCAGACCTCGTAGAGATCAAGTATCTGCTCTACCAACTCAAACCCGTTGAACCTGCCCCGTACAACGTCGACCACGTACAGGCAGTCCTGCTCATCGACACCTATGACCATACCTACGGTGTAGTCATTGCGATCGTTCTTGCCGATAGCCAAGTCCCACGCGCAGTAGAAGCGCATACGGTCGTGGTCAATCTCATCACGGTCGTAGTAGTTGATCATGTCCCGCGTGAAGTACTCACCGTCGTCCGCGACAGGGTTCTGCTGGTACAGCGCTGACCAGTCTCTAGGGCCAACCGCTTTCTCAATTCTTTTTAAGGCTTCTTCGTCGTATCGCTCTCGGTGAAGCGCTTCGCCACGCTTTCTGAAGGGCTCATCGACCTCTGCTCTGGCGGGGTAGTTAACCACCTCCCACTGTTCGCCGTTGTCTGCTGCAGCTTTAAGTAAGCGTCCCGCAAGATCATCGTCGTGCCAACGAGTGAGGATAACCAGCACACCGCCACCAGGCGCAAGACGCGTGTACGCCGTTGACGTATACCAGTCCCAGGCGCTGTCGCGCGCGTTCGATGATTCCGCGTCGTCACGGTTCTTTACCGGATCATCAATGACAAGGATATGAGCGCCCTTACCAGTAATACCCCCGCCAACACCGGCAGCAACATAACCCCCGCCAGCAGTAGTAAGCCAAGCTTCAGCAGACTGAGAATGTGGGTCAAGGCGGGTTTTGAATGCTGACTTATAGCCTTCTTCACGTAGGAGGCCGCGGACTTTGCGCGAGAATCCCATAGCAAGAGAGCCCGAGTAAGAACAGCTGATAAACTCGTGCTCGGGGTTTCGCCCAAGGTGCCAAGCTGGGAACGCCACTGACGCAAGCGTACTTTTACCGTGTCGAGGCGGCATGAATAGCATAAGTCTTGGAGACTTCTTTTCAGTGACATCTCTTGAGAACTCCTCAAGCCGTTTACATATATCTTTGTGTACCCATCCCGCTGAATAGTCAGGGTTAAACCGCTCCACGAACGGTAGGAGCCGTTTACGCGTCAAGAACCGTAGAGCGAGTTCCGCGCGCGCCTTCTCCTCTAGTGTTTCTTCCTTCGTGGGTTCCGGTTCGGGAACCGCGGGTAACGGTCCTTGCTCAGCGATGTCCGCTTTGCAATACACGCAGAGGCGGTCGTCCCCCGAGTACAGGGTCTCGGAATGCGACGCTTTACAGCGTATGCACTCGACCTTTTTTACTTCAGTCATCTATCTCTCTGGGCGTGTAGAACAAAACGAACGCTTTACAGTTAGAACAACTGAAGTTAGAGACAATAAGGAACTCTTCATCGTCATCACAATCCTGGTCGCCCCCCCAAATCAGAGGGGATCTGCACTGCCAACATTTCATGCTAGTCGCCTTTAGGTTCGAGGTAGTGGAGGTCTTTACCTGCGATCTTTAATAGGTCTTCGTCAGTCATGCGCTCGAGCTGCTTGGTGCCGTTAATGTTGATGTTTACCTGGGGGGCGGTATCGGGGACGCCTAAACCGTGCAGCTTGACTAGAGAATCAGTGGTGTTCTTCATCTCAGTGGCGTTGGCAGAGGCGTTATAAGCCTCCATATACATCATGTGCGCGTTCTGAGCCGTGAACTTTACAGTTTCACGCATCTCTTCGCGGTAGTACTCGAGGGCTTTTTGTACATCGGGGAGTTTGGCGGCAGCGTAGGCGGCCTGCTGGCAAGAGTACCCCGCACCACGACCCGCGGCTGCTGTACTCATACCGGAAACCATGAGCATGACCAACTTTTCCTGCTGCATGGTTAACGAACCACGGCTTATGCCCATGTACGGCATTCGCGATTGGAATTCGGTGCGCGCGCTGACTAAGTCAGTGGACGGTTGTTCCAGCTGGGCTGCTTGGTCCATAGAACTCTTGGTTGTTATCTACGTATATAAAAGCAGGAGCCCCGTCAAATTCTTTCGACGACACTTCTGCTATCCATTCTTCGGCGTACTCCTCGGAGTGGCCTGCCGCTATAATGAGGTCAACGGCTTTATCATAGTTGTACGCAAGCACCTCGCGGCCATTACGGATCGTTGAACCGATAATTGCGTCGTCGAGGCCCTCGATTGCTAATACTTCTATGTCAACCATAGCGTATATTAGCGTTACTAATATCTAATCACAAGAGAAATCAGCAATAGTCTTGACCCACCAGTAAAACATGTCTTCTGATAGGTTGTGTTTCATGATATTTACGCGGTAACAGACCAATTGGGTATTTTCGGGGGTGTAGCCCTTGTCGGGAGATACCCGATCGATAGAGGCATTGTATTCTTTTTTACCTGTACCGTCTTTATGGTGCGTAAGAATAACGCCCGACACTGCGCACCGACCATTTTGCTTCTCCCACAGCTCTAACAGGTGCTCCAGCTCTATCGACCAACTAAGGCCGCGGTGGGCTGACCCTTTGCTGTTGCCAGATTTACTTTGAGAGTGCAGGTTCTTCAAATAGCTCTTATACGACTCGGAGATTCGCGTTTGGGCTTGGGCGATCTTGCAAGCAGAGCAGATATGTTTTGAAGCAAATTCGGCACTGTCCTGGGTAACCTTGCAACACCGGCACTTTCTAGTAGTTCCAGTCATGGGTCAGGATAGTAGCACAACTAATTGTTTTGTAAAAAAATTTTATAAAAAAAAATATAAAAAAGCCCTTTTATATCCCTCATCGACTATCTCCCCCCTGGCCGCACAGCACACCCCCAACCCCGATTCGTAGTCATGGAACCTTCTTTTCGATTTACGACTCTGGAACCTTGTCCGTTTTTCACGGCTCACGTTCCGTGATCCGCGGTCGGTTTGATTTGTGTAATTGGTCGAATGGTTCGATCAATCAATTAGGAGATACATCATG